AGATATGAGGAGGATAAGGTGAAAAAATCATCCAAGAGTATCGACTCAACCAAATTTCCTTTGTAACTTAGTCCCGTATTCATAATACGTTGTTTTGGGGAGCTTTCGGGCTCCCTTTTTTGTTGGTTATAACCATCATAATCGGTAAAAATCCGACTTAATGCATATTATATGTCACAAAATCAGGGTAAAACCTTACGAACTTTGTAATAAAGTAAGGGTAAAACCTTACGAAAATTCAATAAATCCAAACCGATAATTCAATAAATGTGAAAAAAAAATAAAAAAATGTTTGCAAAAGTGAACATATATGCAAATGTTGCGTATATTCGCAGAAACAAAAACAATTTATTATGACAAAAGAACAACTTATCGACCTCATCCGCAGCCAAGAAGCTGAGATGTATCAAGACCTTCTCGAAATGCGTCATCGCTTTGGTGCTGATGACAAGGCAACACGCTACGCAGCAGCGCAATGGGCTGCAATTAATAACCTTTTAGATACAATCCAAGAAAATGAAGACAATTAAATTCCTATTCCAAGACCTCAACCAAGATGAGCGTCAGTTCATTGGTGGCGCAGCAATAATGGTTGCTGGACTCGCATTCTTATTTTGGCTTACAACAACTGTATCCAAGCCAATGGTTGACCAACCAACCATAGACTCTCAAGTGCACGTAGAGCCGAGCTATGAGCTCCCAGCTTCATTCAACAAGTATATGAACCACGTATATAACGATAAATATGGAAAATAAATACTGGTTTGCTGATACATCGCAGAACATCAGCGCACAATTAATAGAGGTAGAATGCTACGACCTTAATACGGATGAAAAGGTAGCTACAATCGAACTAAAATATACATACGATGAGACATCAGAAGAGTGGACTGTGGAACAAACTGAATTCCATAACAACCCAACTATCAAAGAAATCAGCGAGCTTACCGAAGAGCTGCTTGAACGAGCAACAAATGAGTTTCACGAGTTCTGCTACTCTTGCTCAATGTACGATGCCTATGATGATGAGGAATGGTGGTGTGTTTAGCCGCCAGCAATATGAGCATTTTTGGACTAACTTTAATTACGATTTATACAACCGCATCTGCGAAATCAAATACTCTGAATTATGAGATATAAACTAACATACAAAATAGGACCCGTACTCGTGCAAGAATGGATATTCACCTCGAAAGGACTTGCCTATTGGAAAAAAATGGACCTGATTGAGACCGGTCGCTTTAATGATGGAAAATTTTTAGTGACACCATGTTAAGGATAGGCTCTGACTTCAGCGGAGTGGGTGCATTCAATCAAGCTCTCATTCGATTAGGTGTTGAATACAAGGAAGTTTTCGCTTGTGATATGGATAAGTTTGCTCGTGATACGTTCATCCACAACTATGGTGAACCTGAATACTATCCAACCAACGTATATGACCGAGAGATTCCATCCGAGTCATTGGATATTTACATGACCTCACCACCTTGCCAAGCGTTCTCATTAGCTGGGAAGCGACTCGGAAAGGAAGACAAGCGAGGTATCTTATTCTTTAACTCACACGAGTTTATTCAGGTCAACAAACCGAGATTCTTTATCTTCGAGAACGTCAAAGGATTGCTTTCTGATGATGGTGGTAGAACATTCCAGGAGTGGGTGAATATGCTTGGAGGTAAGTCAGTAAACGGAGTGCCTGTGTTGTTTCCTTATGATGATTCCGTTCCTTACCATTTGTATTGGCAAGTGCTGAACGCAAAGCATCACGGTGTTCCTCAAAATCGTGAGCGAGTTTTCTTAATTGGCATTCGAGATGATGCTGACAACCGTTTTCAATTTCCACGAGAAGAGCATCTCACCAAGCGACTCAAGGATGTACTCGAGGATGAGGTGGATGAGAAGTATTTTTTGAGTGAAAAGATGCTTGGATATCTTGAGAATAGAAGTGACAATTTCAATAATGGTAAAATAAATTACCGAACTGAAAATGATTACGCTACTGCAATAACAAAATCAAGTGGTTCAATTGATATAAGTGATAATATAATCAAAGTAAAATCAGCCACATCCAATGGATATGAGGAAGCGAGAGAAGATATTTGGATTGCAGATTATAGAGCAGATGAAGGATTAAGGATAAGAAAAGATGATATTTCTCCTTGTATGACATCTTCAATGAGAGATAGTCAAGAATGGAGTCCAAAAGCTGGAACACGGAATCCACCTTTAGTAGGATATAATGACAAAAGATTAAATCAAACAATCGCAAAAAATGAATTACCTAATGGTAAACCAATGATGCTTGATACATATAATCAATCAATTCACGAAGAATGTCCAACATTAAAAGCAAGACACGCTCAAAATAATGACCGCAAACTTTGGGACGGGTACAAAATCCGACGCCTAACCCCAAGAGAATGCTTCCGATTGATGGACTTTCCTGATACATTTACCTGGATTGTTTCAGACTCACAAGCATACAAACAAGCTGGCAATTCAATCGTTGTGAATGTACTTTACAAAATTTTAAAACAACTACCAATATGAAAAAGACAATGAACCAAATACTCGAAGAGATAAATCACGAGATAAAAAAACACGATCTATATTTCATACCTGGTGCCGACAACCGTGCACGTTACAAAGTGTATCAGCGATATTACCTCTTCTCATTCCTTCGCACACATCGAATGACTCTCGTGGATATAGGCAAGATATTCGGCATGGACCATTCAACAGTGATTTATGGTGTGCAGCAAGCCAAGAACATGAAAAAGGACAGGCTATTCCTTCGCATAACCGATGACTTGCGACAAAAATTTGAACCATACACCGCATTGAATTACACAATCGAGCGAAATATCGTGCTTGATGTGCTCCAGTGTGAGTCATTTTGGGAGATGCGCAAGATTCAGGAAGACATCAAAAAAGGGGTGTATGGCGTGACGCAATGACACATTCTCTTATATACCGATTACTGGAGTATTGCCAAACACAACAAGAGCAAAAAAGTTTTGACAGCGTCACCGTCACGGAAAAATGATAACTTGCACAAAGTCAGAGTTTTAACCCTTTTGATTTGCATATTTATCGTCACGCATCGTCACAAAACAGCCATTTACCGTCACGAAATGCCTATATTTATAGCCCAAAACAACCATTTTTATGAAAGTATCAATTTTTAAAAGCCTTTTTAACATCAAAGAGACACCCTTCGAGCTGTCAATTCAGGAGGTGTACAACCGTATCAGACTGGGCAACCCGGACCTCATCAAGAAAGTGTCAACCATCCGCTCCCTGGAGAAAGCAGACCCCGAGCATGAGCGTCTCAAGTCATCACTCAATGCGATCATGTTCAATGGAACCTTCACCGAGCGAAATGACAGCAGCTTGGTTGAGCACAGTGGTTTGTGCATCCTGGACTTTGACCAATATCCAACCAAGAAGCTGATGATGGATGAACGCAAGCGCCTGATTGCTGAGCCGCACGTTATGATGGTCTTCACATCTCCATCAGGGAATGGTCTCAAGGCAGTCATCAGAATTCCAAAATGTGATAAGGTTGAGCACAAGCGCAGATTCACTGCATTCGGCAAGTACTTCGATAGTGAATACTTTGACACCAAAAACAGCAACGTCAGCCGGGTGTGCTTTGAATCCTATGACCCTGACATCTATTTTAACGAGTTTTGCCAAGTCTATGAGGGTATCGAGCAAGACCAGGGCTTTAGCTACACTGAGCGCACTCCAACGTGCATCCTATCTGATGAGGATAAAATCATCAACCTGATTGAAAAGTTTGACCATGGATGTGAATTCGTGGATGGCAGCAGAAATCAATTTGTTTTTAAGCTGGCAGCAGTGCTCTGCGAGTATGGCATCAGCAAGGATACAGCAGAGCAGTACATTTGGACCAAGTATGCGCAAGGCACCAGCTTCACCGAGCAAGAGATGGCAACAACAGTGCGCTCGGCTTATAAGAAAGCCACCTACGGCATCAAATACTTCGAGGATAAAGATACCTTCCAAAAGGTACGGCAGAAGCTCAAGAGCGGAGTGGCAGATGATGACATCAAAAAGCAGCTCAATGTGCGAGAGGATGTGATTGAGGACATCAAAAAGGAGATTCAGACCGGTGATGATATCTTTTGGTCAGTCAACGAAAAAGGAGGCATCACAATTCAGCCATCCAATTACGCTGAGTTCTTGGTCAAAAATGGCTTCAACAAGTACTACCCTGAGAATGCTGAGAAGCCGACCTTTGTCAGAGTCAAAGAGAACAAAGTGAGGATATCATCGGCAGAACAAATCAAGGACTTTGTGTTGACCTATCTCCAAGGCAAGGGTGAGATGGATGTTTGGAACTACTGCTCCAGGAACGCATTCCTATTCAATGAGAACTTCATCAATATGATTGACAGCATCAACATACTGATGCTCCAGGATAGCAAGAGCTCATCATACATCCCATTCAAGAATGGAGTTGCCAAGATATCCAAGAACAAAGTGGAGCTCAAGAGCTACATTGATGTGGATGGATACATTTGGGAGAACCAAATCATTGACCGAGATTTCACGCTGCTCGATGACTGCACAAATGACTTTCAAGATTTCGTTAGCAAGGTATCAGCAGATGACAGCGGCAGAGTGAATGCACTGGAGACCACACTCGGCTACCTGATGCACACATTCAAGGATAAGACCGACCAAAAGGCAATCATATTCAACGACCAAGAGATTGATGACAATCCAAATGGTGGCTCAGGGAAGTCACTGATGCTGGCAGCGCTCAACAATCTGCGCAGAGTGGTCAAGATTGATGGCAAGAGCTTCAACCCTTCCAAGTCTGACTTTGTATATCAGCGAGTCAACCTGGACACTCAGATACTTGCATTCGATGATGTGCGCAAGGCATTCGACTTCGAGCAGCTCTTCAGCCTTATCACTGAGGGAATCACCGTGAACCGCAAGAATAAGGATGAGATATTTATTCCATTCAACCGCTCGCCAAAGATAGTCATCACCACCAACTATGTCATCAGTGGTGCCGGCAGCTCCCACGATCGCAGAAGGCATGAGCTGGAGTTTTATCAGTACTTCCATTCCAAGAGAAGCCCACTTGATGAGTATGGTCGATTGCTCTTTGACTCCTGGGATGATGAGGATTGGTTGAGATTTGACAACTATATGGTCAAGAACCTACAAAAGTACCTGACAAATGGATTGATGAAAGCCATCAGCATCAACGCAGATGCCAAGCGACTTATTCAAGCGACTTGCAAGGACTTCTATGATTGGGCTGAAGAGGGCAACCTGGCGCTTGATGTGTACCACTACAACGGAAGCAAGATTCAGGAGTTTACCTCAGAGTTTACCTCATTCAAGGAGCTTGAGCCTCGCAGATTCCTGAAGTGGGTGCAGTCATATTCTGACTATAAAGGATACAACCTCAACAAAGGAAGGAATCACAACGGCAGATACTTCATGCTTGAGGTGGAAAAGTCGACCACACCGACTGATGATGTGTGGGATGAGTTGAATGATAAAGCTAAACAATGAAACTAAATTGTGATAGAGAAGATATTGAAAACATGGTTTATGGAATATCACCAGCATACATTGCATTCAATCATGAGCTTGTAAATAAATGCGGCACATATTGTGGTGGCTTTCATGACAAATGGTCCTGGAATAAGTCAGAGATTAAAATGCTTTCACTTGATGAATTGGTCAAGCTCTACCTGGTATGTAAAATGAGCTGGAAAATTGATGAACATAAACTAAGAAATCAGAACTAATGAAAAAGACAGCACTCGAATGGTTTTTAACTGAATTCAAAAAACAAGTTTGGTTTGAGCCAAACTCAGAACTTGATATTTGGATTAAAGATTTGATACCAAAAGCCAAAGAAATGGAGAAAAAAGAAAGGCTAACAAGACAGCTATTCATCGGAAAAGTTGCAGAAATTATTGGCTTTGAAAAGACATTAGAGCTATTAAAAGAATCTGAAAAAACGATAAACAAATGACACGACAACACCGAGCATTGCTCAAAAACCTCCAGCTCAAATACAAGATGGCGAAGTATCCAGGAATACCACCGCACCTCCTGGCACTGGACCACTGGAATGACAACGGAGCCAATGCACTGACCAAATCAATCATTGCATTCCTTCAGTTTAATAATTGCCAAGCCGAGCGAATCAACACGATGGGTGTGTATCGCAAAAAGTACCGCACTGATGGTGTTGCCATTGGTGGGCAGTGGACCAAGGGAACCGGAACACCAGGCTCAGCAGATATCTCTGCCACGATTAAGGGCAGAAGTGTGAAGATTGAGGTGAAGTATGGCAAGGATAGGCAGTCAGAAGCTCAGAAAGCATATCAGAAAGCAATCGAGGAAGCTGGAGGTGTGTACATCATTGCAAGAGACTTCGAAGGATTCTTGAATTTTTATGAGCAATTTTGCGAATTAATAGGATAAATGAGTATATTTACAATTCAAAACAACAAAAACAACAATTATGACTACAAAAAAAGCGGAGGCTACACTCGAGCCATTGAACATTTGGCAAAAATTGCACGCTGCCAAGCAGCAAATTGGTAAGGTGGCAAAGAATGCAACCAATCCACACTTCAAAAAGAGCTATGCTGACATCAATGCGCTGCTCACAACGGTGGAGCCTATCCTCCACGAGCATGGATTGCTTCTCTTGCAGCCAGTGGTTGGTAATGATGTGGTGACTCGTATCATCGACATCGATTCAGGTGAGGTCATCGAGTCATTCATGAGCCTTCCGGTCATCACTGACCCACAAAAGGTGCTCGCTGCCGTCACTTACTTCAGAAGAGGTACATTGCAGTCACTACTCTCGCTTCAAGCCGTTGATGATGATGGCAACACAGCAGCTCAGGGTTCAGCATCAAAGCCAGTAATCGATGAGAACCGATTCAAGAAAGCACTCGAATCAATCGAAGCTGGTAAGTACACAGCACAACAGTTGGCAACCAACTATGCACTTACTGATGTTCAACTCAAAATGCTTGCACTATGAAATGGCATCCATCGCAAATCGGGAAGCTGATGACCAATGGCAGAGCCAAGGACAGCATCGGAGAAACAGCCAAGAGCTATATCAAGGAATGTGCAAAGCAGGATTTCTACAACTACACTACTGAACTAAACAACAAGTATATTTGGAAGGGTAGGGAGCAAGAGCTGGAGTCCATCAACCTCATCAACTCGGTGAGATTCACTGACTATCTTAAGAATGAAGTGACAATTGAGAATGACTATCTCATCGGCACCGCTGATATCATCAGTGAGCAGAAAGTGATTGATGTGAAAACATCCTGGTCATTGGATACCTTCCCGGCACTTATTGAGGATGCAATCAACCCACTGTATGAGTGGCAGCTCAGAGCATACATGATGTTGTATGACAAACCATGTGCCGAGCTCATTTATTGCATGGTGACTACCTGGGATGAGTTCCTCAACGAATATGAGAATCTTCAGCTGCACCGAGTCGACCACATTGACCCCAGTAAGCGTATCACAGCACTGTGGTATGATAGGGATGAAGATATTGAGGCTAAAATGATTGCTCGCCTTCAAGAAGCATCAGAGTTATATCACGATTATTATGAACAATTAAACAACAAGTAAACAATGGAAGAGTTAAAAGCCAAAGGCACAATCCACCTAATCGGTGAAGCAAGACAAGTGAGCGACAAGATGAACCTCAGAGAGTTCGTTCTCAGTATCGGAGACAAGTATCCTCAGTTGGTACAGTTTCAAGCAGTCAATGAGCGAGTGAAGTTCCTTGATGGTGCCAAAGTCGGTCAGGAGTGCGAGGTGAAGTTTGACCTTCGAGGTCGTGAGTACAACGGCAAGTACTATGTGTCATTGAACGCATGGGATATCAGAGTCGAAGCATCAGCACCAGCATCAAAACCTATTTCAGATGAAATCGATGACGATTTACCTTTCTGATGGGGAGAACATCCGGGACTTCATCCACAAGGAGTTGGAGTCCCGCATCTCCAAGAGATATCGAATGACTCACCTGGCTGAAGATATGAATCTCAACTACTATACTGTCACTCGATTTATGAGAGGTCATGGAGTGGGTGATGAGTTCTATATTCAAGCATTCAACTTCCTCATGAAATGAAGTACTTTATCGCTTACATAGGCACCAAGAATGACAACCTCGACAACCTGGTTGCAAGAGTGCACGATCTATTCAACATGATGCCCAAGGTGAACACTTGCATCGTGCTGACATTCTCTGATGAGGTGCATATCTCTGAAGTGACTCCTGAGGAATTTCATGAACAATGGGCAAGCCTGAACTGATGGAACAACAAACACAAGACCCAATACTATTAAGAGTGCTGGCGAAGTATTATGAGCGCAGCGAGATAGGAATCAAAAAATATAAGCGCACTTTAGATCGTGATGACCTGAGCTTCATTGATTGGCTCAACCATCTCCAGGAGGAGTTGATGGATGCCACTCTTTACATTGAGAAGCTGAAGGATGAAGCAAGAAAAACACGAACTAAAAAAGAATGCGTTTGCGGCTTCGCAGCAACTCAATGTACGAATTAAATAAATCAGAATAAGATGATAGCAAAAGTAGAGTGGTGGAAATTATTAATAGTATTTTTTTCCGCTATTGTTTTGGAGGCTAACAGCATAGCTGGATTTAAATTTCTAACGCATCACAATTGGTTTGGTATGGTGTTGATGGCATTTATCAATCCGTTTTTATGCTTACCATTGAATCATTTTACTATTGAATTGAAAAACTTTAAACAGAGGCTATTGGTTGCAACAGCTTTCAGCATTGGTTTTGTTGTTGGGATACTAACAATAAGACCATTTTTTATTTAACCTTTAAATCAAAATAAATATGAAAATAGAAATCACACACTACGGACACAAGGCGAGCTATGAATTCGACCACGAAGACGTCACACTGGATGACTTGCTTTATCACCTCGATAAATTGCTTAAGCTAACGGGCTACACATTTGATGGTGAATTAGAAATCGTTGAACCTGAAGAGCAATGAGACCGGACAAAGAATACTGCGCAGCACTCGCCACGATGATATTGGTGAGCACAATAGCTATCATATTTATAATTAAAGTTATCTTTGACCTATGGAACTGACAACACTCATCATATCATACCTGGCAGTTGGGTGGCTCATCGCCAACTTCGAGCCGCTGCACTGGGTGATTGATTATATCTTCATGAGATTTGAGTCAAAATTCATGCAGTTCATTCACGCATCATTTGGATGCTGGAAGTGTACCTCATTTTGGACTGCGTTGGCTATCTCAGGCAATATATATGTGGCAGCTATCACATCGATGGTTGCCTATCTTATCTCACAATGGACCAACGACTGACACAAGAGGACATCGACACCATACAGCTCACCATCCAATTGGATGAGTCACAGCGATACAGCAAGAAAACGCTGAACGTTCTCAAGCGAATCAAGTCCAGGATAACGGAGCAGCCTGACCGAGAATGCTTCTGCTCGCAGCTGAGACGCAAGATATGGTACAAAGAATTCATCAACTGGTATGAAGGCAACTCTTGACCAATACATATCATCTCACTATGAGGAGCTGTATCGATACACCAGGTACTTCTGCTCCAAGTACAATCCCAAGCTGACTATCGAAACTGTCATTTCCAACGCTTATTTACACTGCATCGAGATAAATGACAACACCGAGGATGTAAACAAGGTCAAGAGCTATATCCTCAACTCAATAAAGCACCAGGTGATTTGGAAAAATGTCGATAGCTACAAGGATGAGAGAATCTTTGCCAATGAGATGGCTGTTCCTGACACCTTTGATGATGGGGAAGACCTCAGCTACAAGATAGCAATCGAACAGCAATACCAGGGATGGAAGTCATCAGTGGACATATATCGAGATGGGCTGACCGACAATGTCAAGATTGCTGTGGCAAAGGCATACTTCGATAAGAACCTGACAACAGCACGATCAATGGCGCAGTACTTCAACATCCCAAATACATCAGCTCACTACCTAATCGCAGAGATAAAAAACACACTAAAAACCATACACAATGAAGATAAAAAATGAATACAAGGGCAAGACCCTAATCAAAACCACCTCGCTCGGAAACACAACCGTGGTTGTTGACAATATAGATGTCGAGAAGTATCAGTACTATGTGTCCATCGGACTCGGGTATATCTTCGAGAATGAGAACACCAGCGCAACGGCACCAATCCGATATGAAGGAATTGAGGCAGATGAGCAGACTGATGCTCCAGCAGTAACAAAACCGAAAACAAAACGTAAACGAGCAAATGGGAAAACCTAAACACATCGAAACGGCTGAAGATATGTGGCAGCTGTTTGTTGAATATCGCACCTGGTGCAAGGGCAATCCAAGATTCATATATCAACTGTCCAACAAGACGGGTGAAGCTGTGCCATTGCCGCTGGAGAGACCGCTCACCGTGGTGGGATTCAGAGCATTCGCAGCAGATAAGCACAAAAGTATTGAGGATTACTTCGCAAATACGGATGGGAGATATTCAGCTTATGCCACAATCTGCCGCACGATAGAGGCAAACATCAAGCAAGACCAAATCGAGGGAGGCATGGCTGGGCAGTACAACCCATCCATCACTCAGCGCTTGAATGGACTGACTGAAAAGACTGACGTCACTTCCGGAGGGCAAAGTATCTCCGAGGTGAAGGTGAATATAATTAGACCTACTGAATAGTATTATTACTATCTTTGAGGAAATTGGCTGTATAAGAGAAAAACTTGTACGGCATCCCTATTGCCTAAACTTGAGCTATGGCTGAAATCACAATCGACAGCACTGTCATCTTCGAAAAGAACTACACGGCATTGGCTGACCCGGGCATCCGCTTCATCATCAATGAAGGTGGCAGCCGCTCAAGCAAGACATACTCGCTCTGCCAAATGATCGTGGTGTACTGCTTGCAGCATCCAGGTAAAGTGGTCAGCATCGTGCGCAAGACCTTCCCAGCTCTCAGGGCAACTGTGATGCGTGACTTCTTTGAAATCATGAAGCAGATGGAGATATACGAGGTGACCAACCACAACAAGTCAGAGCACATCTACACCTTCCCGAATGGAAGCATCGTGGAGTTTTTCAGCGTTGATGATGAGCAGAAGATACGAGGGCGCAAGCGTGACATCGGATGGTGCAACGAAGCCAATGAGCTATGGTTCGAGGACTTTCAACAGCTCAACATGAGGACCGAGTCCAAGCTCATCTTCGACTACAATCCGAGTGAGAGTTCATCCTGGTTGTATGAGCTGCCGATGGAGGAGAGCATCATCATCAAGTCAACGTACAAGGACAACCCATTCCTTCCCGAAAGCATCAAGCGCCAAATCGAGGACCTCAAGCGCACCGATGAGTCGCTATATCAAATCTATGCGCTCGGTGAGCACGCTATCAGCAAGAGCAACATATATTCGAACTGGACCTTTGTGAAGCATCGCCCGGCAAGGTTCGTGAACTTTGTCTATGGCTTGGACTTTGGATACAATCACCCCACTGCGCTGATGAGGGTGTACTACTGCGACAATGACATATACATCGAGCCGGTCATCTATGAGAGCTACCTGACCACCACCAACATCATCGACCGCATGGGCTCCCTTGGCATCGAGAAGCACGTGACCATCGTGGCTGACTACGCACGACCTGAAATAATCGCTGAGATGAACAACGCTGGCTATGACGTGCAGAACGCAAACAAGGTGGTCAAGAAGGGCATCGACAACATCAAGACCTTTGGAGTGGTGTGCGAGGATGAGCCCAGGCTAAAAAAAGAATATGAGAATTACAAGTGGAAAAAGGTTGGTGACCAAATCATGGATGAGCCGGTGAAGCTGTACGATGATGCCATGGATGCCATCCGCTACGCTGCCACGCACATACGCCAGGAGTACTACACCGATG